TAAATAATGTAACAGGGATAAAAAAATGTCGAAGTTATTAACTTTAAGATCTCAAGCTGACAGTTTAAAAATAAAGATTGATTCTAATAAAGAGCAATTTGATTCCAAATTAGAAGGGTTGCGAAGCCTTGAGTCATTTGGTGGAGATACAACACAATTAAAAGTCGACCTCGAAAACTTAAAGCAAGATCAAACTGATTTAAACAATAATTTAAGTGATACGAATAGAAGTATTTCAGATACAGAACAATCGGCAGATCCAACAGCAACGGTTAAAAGTCCCGAAAGTACAAATCCGAGTCAAACTGAACAAGCGACGGCAGAAAAATATACAAAGTCTGAATCTGTTGGTGCAGCAATTTCAGATAAAGAACAACAAATAAAAAATACTTCGGGCATACCGGTTCTAGATGAAACAGGAACGTCATATCAAGGTCTTTTAAAAAATCCAGAAACTGGTGAGTTATATTCAAGAGAGGAGAAACTAGCTTCACAAAATGTACATTTTGGGGGGCAAAAGCAAAGTACGCCTCTTGCTCAGGTTAGAATGTTCACACCTTCTGGTAAACAATTAGGAAATGATCTTAGAGCAAGGATTGTAGTCCCTGACGAATATCTAAGAAGTAATACTCCTGGAATAGCTCTTTTAAAAAACAATTTCAATGGTATTATTTTTCCGTATACTCCGACAATAAATTTTGAACATCAAGCAAATTATACACCCCAACAACCACTTCATAGTAATTTTGCATTTAATTTTTACCAACGTAGTCAAGTGACCAGTATTCAAATTTCAGGAAAATTTACAGTTCAAAATAAAAAAGATGCTGAAGTTTTTATCGGAACTACAAAATTATTAGCAGCATTAACAAAAATGAAATTTGGTGATGATAGAGATGCAGGAGCCCCGCCACCGGTTTGTAGATTACATGCATATGGCACATATATGTTAAGAAATGTACCAATTTCTATTTCTAATTTTCGATTCGACATACAGGATAATGTAGATTATTATGTGTATGATTCTTGGAATTCCGATGATGTAACTTCTATACCGGTAATGACGACATTAAATATTACATGTGTATTAATGTATAGCAGAAGAGAAATGCAACAATTTAATGTTGATAATTATTTAAATTCTCATACAAAAACTAAAAAATTAGGATATTTGTAATATGGCAAACTATTCAGCAACTAGTTATTCGTCAACTAGCCCGTATTTTTCCACTAGTTTAAATAATAACTATTTGGATATTATTGAATTTAGAAACATACCTGCCGAAACAGACGATATTTTATTTGAAATAACCAAAACATATGAATATCGTCCTGATCTGTTAGCATACGATCTTTATAAAGATGTTAATTTATGGTGGGTATTTGCTGTTAGAAATAAGAGTGTGATCAATGATTCGATATTTGATTTTGTTCCTGGTACAAGAATTTACTTGCCTAAACTTTCCACAATAAAAACCGCATTAGGATTTTAAACCATGGCAACACAAACATCGCAGAATGTTGAACACAAAACTAGTACTAATCAAAAAAATGTTGATGGTGACTCAACAAGCTCAGTTATATTGAAGTCCAAAAAAAAATTATTACCTAATGTTTTAAACAACTATAGAAATGTAACATATAATTTTACAATATCTGTAGTTCCTGACCAATATTTAGATGATGCAAAATATAGATTTGTTGAACCAAAATACATCATTTTAAAATCCGGAGGCAAAGGATCAAAAGATTTTGCTTTACCTGATTCTCTTAGCAAATTGCAATTACAAACAGTTGAAGATGCAGCATATATTGAAAATGAAAAAGCAGAGCAATCGTATATTGATAAAGTATCTAAAAAACAACTCGAAAATACTCAAGGATTGATAAGTGGGTTTAATAAAGAAAGTCCTGGGCGTTTTGATTTATTCATTGATGATGTTGAAATCCAAGGAATAATGACACCAGGTACATCAAATGGTGCAAGCCTTGCTTCAAAGATATCTTTCACGGTAATAGAACCATATAGTATTAATGGATTTATTGAAGCATTACATGTTGCTTCTCTCGGTGCAGGATATACAACATATGCAAATGCAGCATATCTAATGAAAATAGAATTTTGGGGATACAGAGATGATGTAGACGTTTCGGTATCAACACCGGAAAAAATTGATCGCGCCACTAAATTTTTACTATTTGGTCTATCATCAGTTAAAGTCGAATTAACTCATCAAGGAACAAAATATCAATGCACTGGTGTAATGTATACAGACAGGGCGATGGGAAATCCTAATAAATTATCAAAGCCTATTTCTATGGAAGGGGCAACTGTTAAGGAAATTTTAGAAGATCTTTGTAAAAATTTAGAAAAACAAATACAGCAAACAAATAATGAAAGTAACCCGGGCGAAAATAAAAATTATGACAGATACGAAATAAAATTCCCTACCCTTGAAAATGGTATCTATAATTTTTCAGGTGACGGAAATTCTATTGGAAAAAGTAAAGTATCAGAATTTAACAAATCAAATGTACTTTCGCCAATGCCTAATTTAGCATCGACCGCAAATCCAACGGTTGAAGAAGCTAAACAAAATCCGAATATATTAAAGTATTCCCCGGCGACGAATATCAAAGTTCAATTCAATGCCGGTAGAAATCTTAATGAATGTATCGAGGCAGTAATTGTTGATAGTGAATATGTTCAAGGATTACTTAAGAATTTTAAACCAGACAGTAATGGTCTCGTAAATTATTTTTTAATTACTCCACAAGTAACAAATTTAGATATAATAAATCCTCAATCTAAAGATTATTATAAAAAATACACATATATAGTCACGGAGTATAAAATACATTATACAAGAGTACCTGGATATAGGTCATATAAATTCAATGTAAATGATATTACAAACATCATTTACAAAGAATACAATTACACTTATACAGGAAAAAATATTGATGTATTAAATTTTAGACTAGATTTTAATAATTTATTTTATGAAAGTATTCCATTTGCATTAGGCAATACCGATGTTTTTGGAGTAAGGAATAGTTCTGCACCTTCTGATAATACCAAAGTTGAATATGATTCTGAAAGTTTAGACAAAGTAGCATTACATCCGATCCCAGTACAGCCAATAAAAACAGATCCAATGGACATTAATCCAAAAACAGCAGGTACAGGAGGTCAATTAATTGATGATCCTTATCAAATTTTAGCTAGAAATTTGCACGAAGCAGTTATTAATGCAGGAGTTTCGGGAGCACAAGGAGATCTTGAAATTTTAGGAGATCCATTTTTTATATCGACTACCGGAACAGGAAACTATAAAGCTAAATTGGAAGATGGATATGTAAATGTAACAGTTGATAACGAAATAGATTCAACATTTGGTGAAGTTTATATAATTGTAATTTTTAGAAATCCAGTTGATGTAAATCAATTTCAAAAAATTAGAGCACCATTTAGTGGTGTATATATGATTACGACAGTCAAAAGTTTATTTAAAAACGGTGTATTTAAACAAGAATTTAAATTAATCAGAGTTCCTGCTCAATTGCCTATAGGTGATAGTACTAAATCTTCGGATGTTACATCTGTGTCGGTAACGAGTCCAAATCCATCAGATCAAACAGTAGCAGATACTACTCCTGCTATTTCCGGACCGGGTATTAGGCCAGACCCTACGCAACTATCGATACCGATTGTAAATAATCCTACTTATAGTTTAACTGGAAAATTAACAAATCCTGTTGCTCAAGGAATGAGTTTATTATCAGCAGCAAGTTCAGTATATAGTTTATCTAATTCTAGATTATCCGAAGGAATAAGATTAGCTGCTACTACAATCTCTGCACCATTAGAACAATTATCAAAATTAAAATCTTCTGCCGAAACACTAGGAAGTTTGATAGGAACTCAAAAAACTGCATTAGATAATGCTATGTCAACTTTTGCTAATAATTCAACAGTAGGCAATTTGGTTAAAGGATTAGCAAATACCAATAGTCTAGTTAATGGAATACAAAATAAAATTGAAGGAGCAACCAAAGAGCAATCACTGGACAGTCTAGCAAAAACATTAGGAATTGATGTTAATAATTTAACAGCATTAGGTAAAGAAAAATTAGAAGGCTTAAAATCTAAAGCAAACGAATTATCTATAAACATATCCAGAGCATCTGGAGCAGGATTACAGCTTAATACAATACCGTTAGATAAATTAAAAAATATACCGTTATTGGCCCCGGCTACTACTGCACCTGCTGCCGATATACCATTGCAAGATGTTAAAGGTCTTAATATTGCTAATGCGTTTGGAGTTACTGATTTAACAAAATTACCGGGCGGAATCACACCTGATAAAATTAATTATGCAATTAATGAAGTTAAAGACATTGGCGGTAAATTAGTATCTCTTAAAACGTCAGTAGGAACGGATGTATCGGCATTAAGAGATAAATTTGGATCTGTAAATCAACAAGTAACAGCAGCAGTGGGTCAATTGTCACAAAATCTAGAAAGTGCGCAAGCATCATTGGGTTCAGTAAATACAAAATCTGTAATTAATGTATTTGGATCTAAGTCAGCAAGTTCGCCATTAGACAAATTAATTACAGGAATAAAACAGTCAACAAATATTCCACCGGGATCATAATTCATGTCAAAAATAGAAACACGTACACGAGGAACGCTAGGCCGTCCGGGTCCTTTCCTAGCCGAAGTAACCAATACATTAGATACTACATATATGGGAAATCTTGAGGTAGTACTATTAGGAGCAGTTTCTAATACTATCACCAATAAAGGAGATACTTTTATAGTAAGATACCTCAGTCCATTTTGCGGAGCAACTTCTGTAAGATATGAAGGTAATAATAGCAGTGATTTCAATGATGTACAAAAAAGTTATGGATTTTGGATGGTACCTCCTGATGTAGGAACACGGGTAATGGTGATTTTTATTGATGGAGATCCTAATCAGGGATATTGGGTAGGGTGTGTACCAGACATGTATCAAAATCACATGATGCCAGGAATAGCATCCAGTAAAGAAGTCGCTGCTACACAAGAGCAATTAAGAAGATACAGCACAGATAATTTACCTGTAGCTGAATATTTGAAAAAAACAAACAAAGCATTAGAACCAAATGTACATAAAATTAAGAAACCAATACATCCTTTTGCAGACAGATTGTTAGCACAGGGATTGTTAATTGATGATGTAAGAGGAATTACATCATCTTCGGCTCGACGTGAAATTCCTAGTTCGGTATTTGGTATTAGTACTCCGGGTCCATTGGATACCAGTCCTGGAGCCAAAAAAGGAAAAATAGGATATGACGGTGCAAGCAATGCAAATGCACCAGTAAGTCGTTTGGGCGGAACTACATTTGTTATGGATGATGGTGATAGGTATGGCCAAAACGAACTAGTTAGGATTCGTACAAGAACAGGTCATCAAATATTATTACACAACAGTCAAGATTTAATATATATTGCAAATAGCAAAGGAACAGCCTGGATAGAATTAACTAGTAACGGAAAAATAGATATATATTCACAAGATAGTATTAGTATTCATTCCGAAAAAGATTTTAATTTTAGGGCAGATAGAGATATTAATCTAGAAGCAGGTAGAAATATCAATGTTAAATCATATGATAGTATGAATGTCAATGTATCCAACGATTATAATTTAGTTGTTGGAAAAACAGGAAAATTAATATTCGGCGATCAATATAATTTGTCAGCAGTTAATAATGGTAATATTTCGATAGGTAAAGAATTTAATTTAAATGTGATTGATAGCATTAAACAATCTACAGGCAAGGATTTTAATATCAATAGTGCTGGTAGTAATAAATTCTCTGCAGGAGCATCTACTAATATTTCTAGTGCAGGCGACCATCGCGAAACGGCGGCAAATATACATATGAATGGCCCAGGTGCTGCGCCCGCAGAATCGGCAGCTAGTGCAGAACAACCTACTTCTTTATCAATATTTTCTTTACCAAATAGAGATACAAATTCGGGTTGGGCAAATGGTAATTTGTATAAAACATCAGATTTACGAAGTATTATGCAGCGAGTACCGACACATGAACCGTGGGATCAACACGAAAATTTAGACCCTCAAAAATTCAGTAGTAGTAATACTGATATATTGGGCGATTCAAAAGTAAATCCTTAAGGAAATATTATGCCTTTTAAAAATATTGAAATCAATCCTACTAAAATTAGTCCTCAAAATAAAACTAAAACAAGTCACTTTTATAAAGGTTATAGTTCTTTGTCTAATAACAATACGAAATTGTTTGATTTTGATTTAATCAAACAAGATATTATCAATCATTTTAATACAAAAAAAGGCGAAAGAGTTATGAATCCTGAGTTTGGTTGTATAATTTGGAATCTATTAATGGATCCTATTACAGATCGAACTAGAGAATTGTTAAAACAAGACATTGAAAGAATATGTACTTCGGATCCTAGAGTAACTCCGACTCAGATGGATCTAACTGAATATCCTAATGGATATTTATTAGAAGTTACATTGTTGATGAATGGTACGGATCAAAGTGAAACAATGAAATTAGCATTCGATCAAAATATTGGATTAGTTATTCAATAATATACCTAGATTATTTTTTACATAAATACTAAAAATAAAAATTAGTATGATACCTTCAACCAACAATAAACTATTAGTTACTCAAGATTGGAAAAAAATATACCAATCTTTTCGAAATGCTGACTTTAAAAGTTACGATTTTGAAACATTGAGACGAACAATGATTTCGTATCTTCAGGAAAATTATCCTGAAGATTTTAATGATTTTATTGATAGTAGTGAATATATTGCATTGGTTGATTTAATAGCATATCTAGGTCAAAATTTAAGTTTTAGAATTGATTTAAATGCACGTGAAAACTTTTTAGAAACAGCCGAAAAACGAGATAGCATATTAAGATTAGCTCAATTGATCAGTTATGTTCCTAAAAGAAATACTCCGGCGTCTGGATTATTAAAAATAACTTCAATTTTAACAACGGACTCTATAATAGACCCATTTGGTAATAATCTAGCAAATTCTTTTATCACATGGAACGATCCAACAAATACCAATTGGTATCAACAGTTTACTTCTATTTTAAGTGGGGCAATGAGCTCTTCTTATGTATTCGGAAAACCATTTGACCGTAAAACAGTTAATGGCATTTTAACAGAACAATATAAGATTAATAGTACAAATAGTGATCTTCCTATATTTGAATTTTTGAAAAACATAAACGGTGTTAATATGCAATTTGAAGTAATTTCCACTAGTCTTCGGAATTCTTCAACTATGTATGAAGACCCTCCGGTTCCGGGTAATGAATTCAGCTTATTATACAGGAATGATAATAAAGGTTCGGGTAGTGAAAATACTGGATTCTTTGTAATGTTCAAACAAGGATCAATGGAACTGTCTAGTTTTTCATTGGATAATTCTGTACCTAATGAAATTATAGGAATTAATGCAGCCGATATTAATGATACAGATGTATGGTTATGGCAATTAGATTCAAACGGTGAATATTCTACTTTGTGGGAACAAGTTCCTGCGGTTACTGGTAATAATGTAATTTACAATAGTTTAAATAAAGGTCAAAGAAACATTTATAGTATTTCTACTAGAGATCAAGATCAAATTGATTTAAATTTTGCCGATGGAACATTTGGAAACCTACCAAAAGGTCAATTTAGATTATTTTATCGTCAAAGTAATGGTTTAACATATACAATCAAACCGGAACAAATGAGTGGAATAACAATCGAAATTCCTTATCTAAACAAAAATAATCAATCACATAAATTAACTTTAATATTAGGATTACAATATAATGTTTCAAATAGTTCTGGAACAGAATCGAATGCCAGTATTCAAAATAAAGCACCACAGGCGTTTTATGTTCAAAACAGAATGGTTACAGCCGAAGATTATAATGTTGCTCCGTTAACTTTAGGCAATGATATATTAAAAGTTAAAAGTGTTAATCGTTTATCAAGTGGTATTAGTAAATATTTTGACCTTACAGATGTAAGTGGAAAATATGGAAAAACAAATATATTTGCAAGTGATGGAATTCTTTATAAAGAAGTATCAGAGCAATCATTTAATTTTGAA